ACTCTCTTGCAGAGTTTGAAGACGCTAAGAACTTCAAGTCCTACGAGGATCTGAAGAAGCGTCTGGACATGGTTCTCGGAAAGACTGCTCCCGCTCCTCGCCCTGTCGATGAGTCTGAAGAAGCAGTTTTTGATACCCCTGTCGGTGGATTTAACGATGCTGATATCACTCCTAGCAAGTCTTGGGGTCAAGAGGTATCTGATTTCCGACAGAAGGCGGTAGCATCTTCTCCTGTTGAGGATGAAGAAGATCAACTGTCCTACTTCGCCAAACTCGCTGAGGAAGACTGACAATAAACTGTCACAAGGGGGTAGCACATGCCCCCTTCTCGTAGTATAATATCTACATACACACAGAGGTCACCATGAAACTTGCACTCGCAGCACTCCTCCTCTTTTCGTCCGCCACACCTGCCCTTGCAGGAAGAGATTATCAACCTGGTTGGTCAAAGCAAGAGAAGTGCTTCAAGAGAGTGTACCGAGAGGAATATGTTCCTGGTACATTCAAGAATCCTGGATATGTCAAGACTTATAAGAAGCGTGTACGAGTCCCATGTGAATCCCAACGCGAGGTTCACTACATGCCAGCTCAACCTAGGGTCTATCAAGATGCACACCCTAACACAGGTCATGTAGATGACAACTCCTGCATCGAAGGTTCTATCCTTGGTGGTATTGCAGGTGGTGGCATTGGTGCTGCTGCTTCCCGAGGTGAGGGTCGTTGGTGGGCAATTCCTCTAGGTATCGTCGGCGGAAGCATGGTTGGATGTCAGATCGATGGGGGCTGATCCAGTGAAGAAAGACTGGATTTGGCAGGGAGGAAAGATTGATCCTCCCACCAGAGTAACTGAAGAAAGAGTTCAGGAAATGATTGACGATGCCATACGAAAGCACAATCGTAATGCTGGAATTATCAGCATGTGTGTTGGTTGGGTTGTTCTTGCACTTTTTGCTGAAGGTTTGCTTCGACTTATTGGAGTAATTGATCCTATCTTCCCATGGCTCAAAATCACATTGAACTAATAGGAACAATAATTGTAGGTGTCCTTGGCATGATTCTTATCTGCCAGGGACACTTTATTGTGTTTGGGAAGCATGGATACAAGCATACTGAAAGAGAGCAGCATAAACTAGCGACCATGCGTAAGAGGGTCGAAGAATTGATGGGCAAAACCAAAAACGACCTTTGATTCCCAGAAAGTCGCAAAAAAAATCGCGGTAATTTTTAGTCCTCTAAGGTTTTTTCAAGAATAACACGAAATAAGTTATCTTTTAACTGAAACAATGCTTCTTGCTCTCTAGGATCACCACCTGCCCATTTCTCAAGATGAAAACAGACGGACCTGTAAATTAATGCAAGTCCGTCTTTTGATATGTCTAAATTGTAAAAGTCGTCTGGATTAATATCCTCCATAACCGCCACCATAGCCGCCACTAGAACCCGAAGATCCCGAAGAACCGCTAGATCCTGAAGAACCGCTAGATCCTGAAGAACCGCTAGATCCTGAAGAACCAGAAGAACCGCTAGAACCAGAGGAACCAGAAGAACCGCTAGAACCAGAGGAACTAGAGGAACCAGAGGAACTGCTAGAACTCGAAGAACTGCTAGTTGACGCACCAGCACTAGTTCCAGTTGAGGTTGTGCTAGTTGTATTATCTACAACATTCGTTGTTACGAAGGATGTGCCAACTGATGTGCCCGCAGTAGAAGGACCATAATCAAAAGATGTGACCAGTTCTGTAGTAGTTGCTGTAGCAGAACCAATATTTGAAGAAGATGCATTATTATTCAAGAATCTAGCAACCAGACTCAGTTCAGTCTTCTTATTACCAGCATCATCGAGTTCTGGGCAAGGATCGTATCCAGAGAGTTCTCTAAACTGTTCTTCCATCATCTTGACAATGACAGGAGTTGGCAATTTGATATTTCTCTTCAATTCGTTCAAATATGTCTCATGCTCATAATATGTGATTGGGACTCTTGACGCTGTAGAATCAGCTCTGGTTCCATCTGGAAAGTTTACAGAAAAATCTTCATTTACTTGAATGCCAGCAGGAATGAAAACCTCATCATTGAATTTTAGTTCCTTAGTTTCATAATGATGGATTCCACCAGTTGTCCCGTATTTTTCTTTAGTATACTCTTGTAAGTCAAGTTCACTTTTTGGCCAATCTTCATAAAAATCGACTATATCATTGGCAATCAAAATTACCCAATCATAATACTCAGATCCATAGAACTCTTTTGCCAAAGATGCTGGTGTATCACCCTGCTCAATCTCAATGGGTTCATTGAGGGTAATATACTGTTTTAGAGACTCTTTTGCTTTGACTCTACGGAAGATGTTTTTTACAAGACGATATTTGTACTGTTCATCGTCTTCTATGCCCTCAGCAACATAGATATTCGGTAAATATGAAAAATAAGCTGCCATTTTAGTAACCTACGGAAACATCTCTTCTTGTTAACAGTCTAGTTTCTGTGAAAGAACACGAAACTACAACAGCGGGAACATCAACCTCTTTATTGCCAGGTCTCTTTCTGGCGACATATTGGTTATCTGGTGTATAATTAACAGAGATTCCAGTACACACAGAAGGATACATTTTGAACATCAGATCTCTTCTACCCCGATCTGCACGACTTCCACTAACCTTTCCATTATATTGTCTTTTAGGACCTTGTTTGTTATTAGTCTTGAATCTGCAGAATCTTAAGTCGAAGCGATCGGGAACTGTAAAGTATCTATCATCACTTGCATAACCATCTTTGAAGTGCTTAGTGAACTTCGAGTCAAACATGTCAGTATCATCCCTTTTAATTTTGGGTTGCTCTTCACCACCTCTAGGAGGTTGTTGGAACTTTTTGTTTCTGTTGATGTATTTGTCTGGGAAGTCCCCATCATCAATGCCAGGTAGAGCACCAATTTTCAAATATCTAATGATTCTGAACACCTGTTCTGCTTCTTTTTCATTTCTGATGAAAAACTTGAAAGCAAAGTTATGTGTCCTGAAAGACATACCAGCAAAGATTTGCTCAGAGAATGGGTTGAAAATTCTACCATTTCTTAACTGTTCAATGGTATTAATGTCAACTGCACCAGAAAGACCCAAAAAGTTATTTGTGGCATTGATCAAACTGATTGCTGTAGAAGTCTGGAATTCAGGTAATGCTATTTTAGCAGCATCCATCAAAGACTTTACGACATCACCCATATCATTGCCCCCATCGAGGAGCTGAGTTCCAGTGATACCACCAACACCAATATCCATTCTCTTATATGCAGGACCGTATGAGGTTTGGATATTGGGAGGCATGGCAATGTATACCACATCATCATTGTATTCAATTTTTTGATGGTTACCAGGAGTTTTTCTGCTATAGAAATTGTTGCCAGCTCCACCATCATCATAGTTAACTCTATGGCGATGAATCATTAAATAGTCTGTAGCAAGAGTGTTTGGATCTTCTATTCCTCCACTTTTACCACCTTCTACAGGTCTCTCTGGATATCGATACACCGACATTAAAATGCACCTAAATATAAATACGGTCTGTACTTATTTATGCGTTACCAGGGAAAATACAAAGTGTGCTTCCCCAAGAAGTACAAAGGTGACCCAAACAATGTGATTTATCGGTCATCATGGGAATATAAATTTATGAAATGGTGTGATACTACACCATCTATTGTTGAGTGGGGTAGTGAAGAAATTGTCATTCCATATACTTCACCTGTTGATGGAAAGACTCATAGATATTTTCCTGATTTTTACATCAAAACTAATAATAATGATAGATATTTGATTGAAGTAAAACCACTAAAACAAACTAAAGAACCCAAAACTCAAAAAAGAATGTCTAAGCGTTATATTAATGAGGTTGTTACCTGGAGTGTAAATAAGGCAAAGTGGAATGCTGCTGAAAAGTTTTGTTCCAAGCAAGGGTGGGAGTTCAAAATTATTACCGAAAAGGAGCTTAAGGTCTGATGGGAGTCCCAAATCAGCAATCAGTAAAAAGGACTAGTCAAAATAGATTTATTGATCTAGTCAGTAAGGTATCTAGTGATCCTAGTATAGGTAATCTATATTCTGTTGTTTTTGATTCTCCCCCAGCATTTAGAGCAGGTGGTACACCTAACTACTACAAGAAATGGGGTGGGAACCCTAAGCATGAGTTAGCTGAAACTCTAAATGCATATGCAAATGCTATTAACCTTCCCAGTAAACAACTAACAACAGGACAAGTTGTTACTCAAGGAACACCATTTAAGTATGTTACTGGATCTGCATATAGTCAGATCAACATTACATTTATGATTCCTAGAAATCATTCAATCAGAACTCTGTTTGAAGCATGGATGAATACAATTATTGTAGATACTAATAGTTATGTTGAGGATTATGATGAGTATGTTGCTTCAAGATTGAGAATCTATAAGTTGGAAAGAGGATTTGGACCAAGAGCCTCTAGAGATTCTGATTTCGCTTCGCAAGTTAAAAGAGAATATGGTAGAAGAGAAGATGGTAGGGTGAGATTGAATCAGGTTACTGCTTGTTATGAACTTAGAAATGTATTTCCGTTTAATATTGGTAGTGCCCAATTGAATAACATGGATGCTAGGATTATGACATACACTATTGGATTTAATTTTGAAAGATATCGTTTCTATAGTGTAGAACCAGCAGAACTTGCTGGAGGTGATTATGCTTCTAAGACTTTGCGCGAGCAAGTCGCTGAATCTGGAAATGGTGGTAGACTGGGTAGAGATGTTGGTCAAGATGGTGGTTACTGATAATTACCGTTGATAGACCCATATAAATAAAATTACTGAGTTGAATTACTATGGCATTACCCAAATTAAACACACCCAAATATAAGCTGAAACTGCCATCTAACGGCAGGGTCGTGAACTATAGACCTTTTCTTGTAAAAGAAGAGAAAATGCTTTTGATTGCAACTGAGACTGGCGATCAAGAAACCATGCTTACGGCAATCACTGATATCATTAAAGCATGTACTGATATTGCCGAACCTGAAAAAATGGCAACCTTTGATATTGAATTTGTGTTCCTGCAAATTCGTACAAAGTCTGTTGGTGAATCAGTTGAAGTGACTGTTACTTGTGAAGACGACGGTGAAACTGAGGTGAAGACCAGCATTCCTCTTGATGAGATTCAAGTCCAAAAAACCAGAGGACATAAGAATCAGATCAAACTGGATGATACTATCATTCTTACCATGGGATATCCTACTATCCGTTCATTTGTTGAAATGAATTTTGGTGACGAAACTCCTGGCGTCGAAGAAATGTTTGACCTCGCTGCTAGTTGTGTTCAAACAATTACGGATGCAGATCAGGTGTATGACTGCACTGATACGCCTAAGCAGGAATTGCTTGAATTTTTTGATGGTATGAGTTCTGGACAATTTAAAAAGGTTCAAGAATTCTTTGAATCTATGCCCAAACTTGCACATACATTGACAGTAACCAATCCTAATACTGGAGTGGAGAATACGATTCAACTTGAAGGACTGGCTGCTTTTTTCGCCTAGCCCTCATGCATACTAGTTTGATGAATTATTATCAAACTAATTTTGCGTTAATACATCATCACAAGTGGGCAATCGATCACATTGAAAACCTGATGCCTTGGGAAAAGGACATCTATATCAGTATGCTTGTAGAGTTCCTCAAAGAAGAGGAACGGCGCTATAAGGAGCAAAACAAATAAGTGGCAAAACTTGACGCATACAAATTTGCGGGGGCTAGTAGAGGACGCGCAAACAAGGGTGGAGGAAATGCAGTTGCTCAGGCTGCAATTGCTTCATCCTTAAATGCTAATGTCAAGGCACTTGGGAATATTCAAGTTACTCTTGTTGGTATTGATAAGACCATCAAGGGTATGCAA